GGTCAGCGAGTTTATGTAAACGAACTCAACGCTAATACTTTTGACCTATTAGAGCCAAGAGGCGAACAGCCACAATCTAGTCAATCAAACAATGTGAATGTTGCTGATGTTAATCCCTTCGCCTCTAAAGGAAACAGTCCAATAGACATCAGTGACGATGATTTACCATTCTAAGAGGTGATACATGGCACAAAGAAGAATGTTTAGTAAAAAAGTTACCGACACAGATACTTTTCTTGATATGCCGTTGTCAACACAGGCACTGTATTTTCACTTAAATATGCACGCAGACGATGACGGATTTATAGATAACACCAAAACAATTCAAAGAATGATCGGGTCTAGCGATGACGATAGAAAGTTGTTAATCGCAAAACAGTTTTTACTCCCTTTTGAAAACGGAGTAGTAGTGATAAAAGATTGGCGTGTTCACAATTATATTCGTAAGGATACCTACAACAAAACCATGTATCCCAATGAATTAGAACAACTTCAAATTAACAAATCAGGTCAATATGAACGACAAGATTTAGTTATGTATACAGAACGTCCACGAGACGTAGACGAAACGTTGACGCAGGTAAGGTTAGGTAAGGATAGGTTAGGTAAGGATAGAAAAGATATATTGTCCGGTTCCGAAGAACCCGACCAACTCCCTTACAAAGAAGTCGTTGATTATTTGAACGAAAAAACTGGAAGTAAATATCGAAGTAGTGGAACTAAAACTAAAAAGTTAATCAAAGCAAGATTTAACGAAGGATTTAGTTTAGATGATTTTAGAACCGTGATTGATGTTAAAAGCAAGCAATGGTTAACAGATCAAAAAATGAAACAGTACCTAAGGCCTGAAACATTGTTTGGAACTAAGTTTGAAAGTTACTTGAATGAAAACCAGGTAACTAGCAAGCCGGCAATGAAGAACGGAGGCTATGGAACAAGATGAATAGCCTCAAGGAAATGTTAGAAAACGATGAACGATTTGCCAAGAACAAGGTCAGCGATGAAGAATTGCAAGCATGGCGTAAAAAGGTAGAACGTGAAGACCAGGAACGAGTTCGTCAAGCACTGTTTAATAACAGGGCACGTATCTACAAGCGAGATAGCGTGTGGGGAACTAGCGGTGAGCAGACGTTCACATTTCAGAAGTGGAACCCAAAAGTGCAACCTAATCAAAAGTTAGCCCACGACATCTGGAAGAAGTCCGCAGATATCACAAAGAGAATGTTTGATAGTAATTTCAACGTTCTATTCTACGGTGAAGCTGGTACTGGTAAAACAGCCATGGTGTTGGCAATCATTGATGCACTGAAACAGCACTCGAATAAGTTGAGTATGTTTGTCAGCGTTATGGACTTACGAGAACTGATTATGTATGACTTCAACGACAATGAAGCAGCTATCAAGATAAAGAACATTGAGCGATCAATGCGTGAAGTTGATGTGTTGATACTTGATGACTTTGGTTCTGAAGCTGGTGGTATGAAAAACGAAGGTAGTGCCACTGAAAGATTACAGCAATTCTGGTTTCGAGTTGCTGAAGCAAGGCAAGTGAAAGACAAGGATGGCAACAAGCGTTACAGCACTATCGTAACCACAAACAACGATAGGGGCGATTTGGAACGCATGTACAACAAGAAGATTGTTAGCCGACTGATTACAAAAAAAGCAGAGAACACGGTTGTGTTTGACGGATTGGACGATGTCAGAGAATGAGTTATCAAATGATTTGTACAGAAAACGACAGAGTGATTATGCGAGACCCAAGAGTGTTCACGAAGTTTGATGATGTGGAGTACGCATTAGCAAAGCGCATGTGCGTTGACAGTGAACCTTGGAATTGGGGCATTGAAATAGTGTAGGAGTGCTTAGTGACTGAATTATTTGGACAAGTAAATAAGCTAGATCCAAACAAAGGGTTAGTCACATTGCAAATGAGTGATGATGATTTGCGCACATTGCAGAAGTATCACGCAACCAATCAGAAACAAGTTCTATCGGTGGTAGCTAGTGATGATAATGAACCAACACCAAAACAGCGTAGATTTGCGTTTGCGCTACTTAATGACATTTGGTTATCACAGGTAGGTGGAGCGTGGTTAGAAACCGTAGAAAGTACAAGAAGGCACTTTTACGGAATGTACGAGTATTACCACGGTTTAGACTTTGGCGAATTTAGCCTGAGCGCAGTCAAGGGCAACAAGTCGGACACAAACGAGTTTATCAACATGTTATTAGATTATGCAGTTTTGCATAATATCGGTTTGAGTGTGAAGCCGTTGAATGAATTAGAACCACAGGAAATAGCGCATTGGGAATATCAGTGTCTGATGAACAAGTGTTGCGTGATATGTGGCAAGAGACCTAGTGACCTGCACCATTTAGACACGATTGGTCAAGGTGTAGACAGGCGCAAGACTAACCATTTGAAACTCAGAGCCGTGCAATTATGTCGTATCCACCATCAGGAGGCGCACTCCTTAGGAATTGAGACATTCTTACAGAAATACCACCTGACAGGCATCAAGATAGATGAGCGCATAGCAGAGGTTCATAGATTAAATACCAGATAGACAATAACAAGCGTTTTAAGGCGTTAAACGCTGTTTATGTACAAATACTAAACAACATTTAAAACGTCAAATAGGACGGTTTCTGTGGACGTGAAAGCAAATGAAAAGGAAGGACTATGGTAACAAAGATAAAGCCAAAAGCAGAAAGAATTTGGGCATTGTTCAAAGGTGATGAATTTATTGCAGAGGGAACACCTAGAGAAATTGCTAGAAAGACGGGTAAAAAATTTGACCATTTAATGTTCATGACACGTCCGTCTTATGTCAATAGATTTGTATCTGACAAAAAATACAAAACCAAAGGGAGGTTAGAAATGGTCGAGTTAGAAGATGAATAACAATAAAATTTATTTCAATATTGAGCAGTACCGAGATAAAACTTTGAATAAGTATATAAATGCAGAAAGAACGAATAGATATGCGGGTTCCGGATTGAAAAAGAAGGGGACGTTATATGCTAAAAGAATAGTTGAACAAGCCATGGTTGATGGCATTATATTTAATTGGCCTTGTAAATTGAAATTTGACTGGTATTTAGCAGACGGACGAATTGACCCAGATAATTGGGATTTCATAAAGAAGTTCATATTCGACGGCATGCAAAAAGCAAACGTGCGAGGGGTGACGTTTTTAGGGAACGACAATATCAAACACATCAACGGATATGATCATGATTTTTATATCGACAAAGATAACCCGCGATTGGAGATATACGAACTGGAGAAATAATAATGACGAACTATGCAGCTGAATTTTGTGACAAGGAAAGAAAATTCGGATTTGACATGGCTGCCGAGTGGATGCAGTCAAAATTAAAAATAGAACCAGGCGGTGAAAATTCAAGCCATTGGAGCGATAAACAAACGGAAACATTAATTTCTATGCTTGATGAAGGTAAAGAATTCAGGGCAATTTCGAACGCGATTGGTAAAACCACTGTTCAAATATATGCCAAGCGCAGAAAGTTAATTGAAAAAGGGCTCGTGGAAGCGCCAGAAGAAACGCCGTCAGAAGCCAAGCAAAAACGAGTAGTGAAGTTTAAACAGTTGACGAAAGCTGGCGTTACAGACGTTCATGAAATCGCTAAACAATCTGGCTGTAACGAATCATCGATATATGGTTATGCCAAAGAAATGGGTTATGAAATTAATAAAGGTAAGGTAATTTTATGAGAAAACTACAAATCACAGGACTAACAATATCTATCTTGCTAATGCTAATTAGCGTTATCGCTGGATTGTTCATGGTTATCAATTTTGAATTAGCAGTGACATACGTAATTATATTTGGTCTTGATGCAGCTGTTTTTTATGTATTTATGAGGAAGGGTGATTAACATGAACGAATGGCACAAGAAATCCACAGATGATTTACGGAAGTTTTTGGAGGGCGAAAATGACGTTTGATGAAGCGTGGAACCAAATAGTAGATAGTTCATTACCTTTTCAGATACCTGATGAAGCTAGTGATGCAGAAGTATTAATATCCGATTTAAGTGATATTTTTGAGGACCTAAAACAAGAATATGCGCCAACTGTTGAGATGCCAGCTGAAGGAAAAAAATATTTTGACAGTGCAAAGAAATATCCAGACGAACAGCTATTTGATTCGTTTGCAATCTTTGATTCTAACAGTAAACGTGAAATGCAAACCATGCTTGGGACTAGTGACATTCGTGGTCTAACAAACGGTTATCAAACAATGGCTGGATCATTTGCAAAAAATAGCGAAAGTACTGATGAAATCATGAAAAAGTATACTGTGCCATTTATGCAAGCATGGTTACACCCAGAAACAATCAAGGTAGTTGACGAATAGTTAGATGAGCAAGGTGTGGCTCAACTCAAATAATGATTTATAAAGACAAGTATCAACACTTGTACAGTTATACCAAAAATAGAAATTACTTTCGTGCCATGACTATGTATTAAAAAGCCAATCCACAGAGTGATTAGCAATAGAAAAATCATCAAATAAATTAAAGCGCGAAGTAATTGCAATGTCATGCTTAGTTATCCAATCGTTTTTTAACATTATAACATTTAGAAGGGAGATTCATGAAAATCATAGACATAGAAGTGTACATCGTGGGTTATCGCAAGACAGATAATGACGAGTGGGAGACATCGGGTGCAACTTATGGCAATCAGATTGACGCACAAGCAGTCATGAATAAACTGAGTAAAGAGACACCACAACAGTTGAAGCTATTTAAATTTGGAAGGGCAGTACCAGTGGAGTAGAAAGGGTGACATGGCGGATAGAGTTGATAGCATTTTGAGAGACTACTTCTCTGGTCGTCTCGAATTAAGAATTAAACAGCGTATAGAAACGATACGGTATGACAGTCAAGAAGTTGATGAGAATATTGGAGGTGGTCGAGCGCAGAACAAACACACACGTCCAGTTGATGACATGGTGATACGTATTGAACAGGATAGATACCTTAATAGCCTCAAAAAGCAAAAGGAAGATGTTGAGCGCTGGATAGCCACGTTTGAGCCAGACAAGCAGAAAGTAGTTGCGTATTATTATGCAAGCAAGTCTGTCACGTGGGTTAAGGTTGCACAGCAGTTTCACATATCTGAAAGAACAGCGATCGCTTGGCGCACAGAAGTCAAACACATATTAGGCGCAGTCCTATAATACTGCGGTTTTTATGCAGTTTTATGCATAAATATGGGGTTATATTTGTATCATCAGATAATTGAGAAGTCAATGATGTGGTATCATCTTTCTTGTAAAAGGAGAGATGATTTATGAGCAAAAAAGAAATTACTTGGTCGCAAGTTGTAACCTGGCTTTTGACAATAATTGCTGTTGTTATATCTGCTTCCAGTGGTATTTATCAATGGAATCAAAGTAAAAGATACAGTCAAAATACACATCAAATATTATTCAACTCAGCAAAATTGGCAGAGTACGATATAGACTTGTTAATCAAGAAAGCTAATGAAGCGGAAAACAATCATTTGGAGTATGGTCAATTAAAGTTTCAAATAGATAGTTTGAATCAAAATTTGGAAACGATAAAGTCGGTTAATGTAACTTCTTTGCCAAAAGATGACACAATGAATTATCAGGTATATAGGCAAGATTTAAATAGCGTAATATACCTGATAAATTCATATATTGATGGATTGAGGGAAGATCTAAATAAAAATTTGACAGAATGGGAATTACTCAACACAAGCAAAAAACGTATTGAACATTTTGTAGACGGAATGGTTACTGCACAAAATGTTATTAAACGTGATAAGACATCACTAAAAAGTAAAATAAATTTATACGACGCAAACTATAAGTAAATTTTAAAAAATAGAAGAAGGTAAATAGTGGAACTAATTTATATATTTGGGCCAATGGTTTTATCTATAATTGCTTTGGTGATATCCACTTTTCAAATCGGATATACAGTTGGCAAAAATAAAAATGCCGGAAAAGACTCAAAGGATAATTAAACAGGTTTATTGCTCATCCATTAAAAGCAACGTTACACACGCTTCGGAAAAAGCCACTGTGTATGTAAAAATACGATAGGTTGGAATATCTATCATTATGACAGGTGGCGGAAAAGGTAGACGCTAGACTATAAGATATTGTACTTTCCGGGGTCTGGGAAGTTGGCTGGAATCAATATCATGTAAGGTGCAAATCCTTGCCCTGTCAATTGCGGTACGTCCGCACAACTTAATAGCAGTTTTGATTAATCATTATGATATAGTGATATTAATATAAATTTTAGGAGATATTAATATGATTAGTTTGGATTTGGTTATTCAATCATTAGGAGTAATAGCCGCTATTTGGTTGATCGCTGTTGTTAAAAAAATTCCGGATTCGGTGTCTGATAAAATAAGAGACGAAAGAAATTTCACGCATACAAAGGAACTACAAATTGATAATTTTTTCAGGCAGAATAGCGGTTCGAAAATGCAAGAGGTGTTGATTGCATGGGTTGAAATTTTAAACGATGCAGATAAAGTAGAAAAAATGTCTAAAAATGGAGGCATTCAAAAATTGTTAAACAATACTGTTGGATACTCTTCACCAAAGACAGTCAAACTGATGGGACTATTTTTTCAGAGTTTGTACTCAGTTGACTCAAAAACAAGTGAAGACGAATCATCCGACATGTCGTCTCTGGTATACGTTGCAATGATAGCAAGTTCGTTAAAGTATGATTTTTCTGGAGAAAATGTTGATCCCATTGATTTATTAAGAATTAAGTTTAACGACTACGCTCTACACGAACAAGAAATGCTAGAGTCACAAAAGGTCATAGAAAAATCTCTTGAGAGTTAATTAGGAGGCGAAATGGAAAACATAATTACTCAATATGCTATTGCAATAATAATTTTGGCTATTCCATTGTCTGCAATTTTTTATTTTATTTATAAGTGGTTAAAAAAATAGCAGTCGCTTGCCTGCGATTGCGTACATATTTGCACCTTAACTGGTGCTTTTTTATTGAAAAGAAAGAAGAACTTGTATGACAACGTTTAAAGGAACATGTCGTTTTTGTCAGCAAAGAGAAGTGATATGAAAATAGATCGCGATTATGGACTTGTCGCCAGTGATGCTGAATTAAACATCTACCGCAGGCTAGACAGGCAACAAAAATATAATAAGAAACACAAGAAGGCATCTAAACGTAAGTCGAATACAGACAAGCGCAAAGATGCCTTTTATGATGATAGGAAGTGGCAGTGATGGCCAATATCAAATGGACTGATGAACATAAGAATAGAGTTGCAGAGCTAGGTGCACAAGGATTGTCATCTAGCAAAATAGCTCAAAAATTGTTTGATGAATTTGGTGTCAATTTAAGCAGACGGACTGTTTCACGATACCTATCAACAGGACACACTAGCAGTAGATACGACAAATTGAAAAAGAATACGAGCAAAGTGAAAGATGTAAAACGTGGCACTGAAATCGTCATCAACAAGGACGGTAGCACAACATCATCTACAACAATGCAGATGACACAAGAGCAAGCTAAAGACCCAGAGTTCGTATTAAGAGCACACGGCTTTAACCCTGATGATTGGGATATCGTATCAGCACGCAATAACTTCTGGCAGCAGAATAGCCAAGAGAATGGCTTGATTGATTTGTACCAGTCTAAGATTACGGTTAAACCTAAAGTTGATAATGATATCAAACGAGCAGTCGAAGTATTAACACGTGACATTAAACCAATTAAAGTTAAACACTCATTAGATTCATCACGGAAGCGTAACCTAGTTATACCGATTACCGATATGCACTGGGGTGTTACGCAATTAGCAGATGTTCAAGACAAATTAGCTGAATTGATTGATGTTATCAAAAAGGGTTATCGCACTATTTCAATAGAAATGATTGGTGATATGCTTCATTCTGATAAAATCAACACCACGGAAACAGTTAAGTCAACAATTTTGAAAGATGTTGAAATGCCGCGCGCTGTTGATGAAGCTATGCAGTTTTTACAAGCTGTTGTGGTTGCTTCACTAGAAAACGCCAATACAGTGATGATCAAATCAGTAGGTGGCAATCATGACTTTGATTTGGCATATATGTTCATGCTTTGGGTTAAAGAGCGTTTTCAACAAGCACAGGTAGATGTCAACAACAAATATAGGACAGCCTATCTGTTAGGACATGTACTGATATCAATCCAGCATGGTGATGTCAATAAACGCAATCCAGGCCAAACATTGGCAAGTGAGCAACGACATCTATGGGGTATCGCAAGCACTACTGAAATACACGTTGGTCATCTTCACTTTGAGAAGACAGAAGACAAACAAGGCGTGGTTATCAGGCAGTTCTCAACGCCTAAGAAGACAGACGAGTGGGAAGAGATGAACGGCTTTGTTGGTGCAAACAAGTTGATGTATGCACTTGAGTACAATGATGACCGATTGAAAGTTGAACACTTTATTTAGTTGCCGAGTGGCACGTTTAGGAGAAAAAATTATGATTAACACATTATTGATGATTGCGATTATTTTTGGACTACTTTGGTTATTTGCGCTCGTGTTCTTAATTGCCTTTGTAATTAGATATATGATGAAAATGAATGATAGGCGCAAGAAATTTGAAAAAGACTTCGACAAGGAATTTGATAAGATGTCTAAGCGATTCGACAATTTCTAATCCAACCCACGTCTCTCTAGTAGTATAATTACTGTTATTGGAGGATTGATATGTTTGATATATTTAATAAATTTACAATCGATAACTGGTTAGTGCTTTTGTCAATAGGGGTACCAGTAATCATTGCTACAATAAGTTTTATTATAAATTTATATGCGAAATTTGTTGATGAACGAGAAAAAAATAGACCCATAATATTCATTTCCTTACACAAGCATCATGAAAACGGATTTTTTAATACCGAGCTAAAAATTAAAAATTATGGTAGTAGTATAGGATGGATAAAAAATATTGAAATAACACCATTGTTTGAATCTGAAACAGGTCGCCAGACATTAGATCCAAATGGATTTACTAAATTCAAAAATTTTCCATTAGCGCCTAATCAAGAGATAATATCCCTGATAGCAGTTGGTGAAGATGCAACTATAAAATACGTAACGGATAGAAAATTTACAATAACGTACGAAGCGAATTTTGGAACAAAGTATTTTAGTAAAAAAATGTATATAGATAGCTATTCAATTGATGAGAAAAATTATCCAACGACTTATAGTGATGGGCACTACACAGAAGAGTATCGACTTAAAAAATTAAATGAAACTATAACTGATCAAAATAGAATTATTGCAAAAGCAGTTGACAAAGTTATATCTAAATAAGTTAATCAATAAGCGCAAGAGCACTTTTTATTTTGCAGTGAATGAGGAGAACGTTATGCAACTGTCTTCAAGAAGAACTATAATGTAGTTATAAAGCGAGGTATGAGTATATGAAGTTTGGAATGAGAACACCATCAATCAAAAAGTCTATCAGTGCTAGAACAACCGGACGTGCTAAGCGAGCAGTTAAGTCAGCCATTAATCCTGCGTATGGCAAGAAAGGAACTGGCTTCATAACCAATCCAAGCAAGTCAGTAAAGAATAGCGTTCATCACAAGACAACGAAAAGCGTTTGGAGTTTGTTCAAGTAATATAAGCTCAACTCATTAAATTGAGTTGGGCTTTTTGTATACATAAATTTAAGGAGTGAGCATGGCTAGAGTAAAGATATGCCGTAAACCTGACTGTCATAACACCATACCTTATGCACAAGACAATCCATACTGTGAGATACACAAGGCTATGTATCGACCTAAGCCAGAGTTCAAACCTAAGTCATCTTATGAACGTAAGCGACAGCAACGTGAGTACAACGCTAACAAGCGTGACAAGGAAGCTAATGAGTTCTACCACAACAAGACGTGGAAGCATCTATCAGCAGGACTAAAGCAACAAGCAATGTTCACGTGTGAGTGTTGTGGACGTACAAGTACAACCAAAGGTTACTTAGTTGTAGATCATATCATCCCCAGAAAGGTAGATAAGCGCAGGCAGCTGGATAAAGATAATCTATGGGTGATATGCAAGAGGTGTCACTGGTACAAGGGTATGCTTGAGGAAGATGTCTATACTGACGGCTTATTCCTAGAGAACATAGACACTAGCAAGTCATGGGGTAAGGATGAGGTAAGACAATGGATATTGGATTCAATCAAACGTCATGACGAAAGGAAAGATGATTGATGTTGTTTAACATTTGATGATGAACTTACTTATCATCATTAGTTACTGGTTGTTCATCATTACAAGTTATTGTTCATCAACGAAAGGAATCGATATGAAGAACAGAACGAACAACAAAGGAACGAAAGCTAATCAACTAACAAACGAATTGAATAGATTGAAATTGTTGAATAAGAAAAAGCAAATGACAAAGATAGCGATTCTTAGTAGCACCAGTAATCTTCCGGTTCATCACTTGACGAGCAAGAGATTTGATTCTTTTCTTTAATTAGTAACTGAACGATATAATCGTACGGCTTTTATATATTAAATCAGCAGTATATCTGATTATTATTCGGGTACAAATAAAAAATACCCCCGGGTGGGGGTAAACGGAGGGAGCGTCACAAGGTGGCGTCCTCGTTTTTTGCAAATGCAGAAATCAAAAATTTTTGAATAGGCTATTTTAGAATTTAAAACGTTGCTATATCAACGTTTAACGTGTTGTTAATGTGCTTTTAGTATACCACAAACTTTTGATGAAAGGGGGTGTTTGTTTGGTAAATAAACGTAATTCGGGTCGCAAACGAACGACTAGCACTGATGAATCTGTCAGAGCAGACCAACGTGAGCGTAATTTAGAGTTTCAGGAAAAACAAAGTGAACTTACTGAACTGCAAGACAACCCTCCTCGTCATTTGGATGGTTATGGTGTAACACTGTGGCGAAAGTTAGTTCCAGAACTGAAGCGACTTGGAACAATCAAACAAATTGATACAGTTAATTTGGAAGCCTTTTGTTCATTGTACGGTACATATCGAATGGCTGAAACAGATGTACAAAAGAATGGCATATTCGTTAGTTTTGAAGTTGATAAAAAAGAAATCGACGAAGAAACAGGTGAAGAAGTAGTCGTAGGAAAAGAAACACAATATGATCGTTCAAAGAAAAATCCTGCTTACTCAATAATGAATGATAGTATCAAGACTTTAAAATCATTAGCTGTTGACTTAGGGTTATCGTTTGATGCAAGGTCTGGTCAACTGGTTCCAAGTGACATTGGTGTTAAGGAAAATAAGCAAGATAATTTAAGGTTGGTGAAGTTCGGTGCAGACATTTAATTTAGTAGGTGTAACAGACGTTAAAGATGCTGTTAAATCGGAAAAAAGGCGTTATAAACGTTATTTAGATAAATATAACGATCCAGCTACTCAATATGCTTTTGATGTTTTGTTCACTGATAAGTATATAGCTGGTCGAGATGCGCAACTAGCTTGTTTTAGACATATGCAAGACTTGGGTAGACAGCGTGACAACGATTTTCCATATCACTATGACACTGCATATGTGACTATGATTGAAAATTTTACAAGGATACTACCTAACCCTGATAATTTTAAGGTCACTTTGAAACCTTATAAATGGCAGTCGTTTATATTAGATAGCTTATTAGGTTGGCGTACGGAAGAGAATGGTACAAGGTTTACAACGTCTAATATAAGCGTTGCCCGTAGACAGGGTAAAACATTTATTGCATCCATGTTGGTCAACTTTTATTACTTTATGGTTGCTGCGGAAGCAACATCACAAGATTTTCTAGTTGCTAGCTATGACAGCGAGCATGCCACTAAGTTATTTAACGATGTTTCCATTCAGGCCAAAAAGTTATTAAAAATGCCAGAGTTTTCTGCTTGGGCTAAAGAAAATGATGTTGATGCACAAACACAACAAGTAATAGGTCGTATCAGCAAGAACACCATTCGTAAAGGAACATCAGAAGGTGGCGGGTTTGATTCCTTTCACAATGTTATTGCTGTTTATGATGAAATTGGTAATCTTAAGCCTGATAAAAACGAAACATTACGACAAATAACATCTGGTCAAAACGGTATAAAAAATCGTATGTTTGTCAAGATATCAACTGCTTATCCTAATGCAAAGGTTAAATTTAAAAAAGACCAAGATTTAATGCGTAAAATTATCGAACAGGACAATTTGCGTGAAGCAGACAATACGTTTCAAATTATTTATGCTCAAGATAGTGAAAATGAAGTATTTGAAGAACGTACTTGGAACAAATCAAACCCTAACTTAAATGAGATGGACGAGGGAAAATATAAGTCTGAAATAAATAGTTTGATTAAAGATAGAGATGATGCTGACAGAAGTGGTGAACTTGCCACGTTTGTAAATAAATCATTGAATATTTGGAGTCGTAAGTTCCAAAACAGTTATTTATCACTCGAAAACATTCAGAAAAATATCATTGATGACTTTGATATTTATGGTCGTGATGTTTATATCGGCTTTGATGGTAGTCAAAGTAATGATAATACCTCATTAGGTTTTATATTCCCTTATCGTGAAGTGAAAAGTGATAAATATTTTTGTAAACAATTCAGTTTTATTCCTTTTGCACAAGCTAAAACGATTGAAGCTAAGGAAAAACAAGATGGTTTAAATTATCGCGAGCTTGAAAAACAAGGACTGTGTGGAATAACTAGAAGTCCAGAAGGAACTATCGATAAAGACCAAGTTTATCATTGGTTAGAAAAATTCGTTGCTGACAATGACTTGAAAGTAAAGATGATAGCACTTGACCCCAACTTATCTGATTGGCTATTAAAACGTATCGAAAATTACCACGATGAATGGCCTGTATCTACCGTTCGACCAACTTCACAGGTGCTGTCTAATCCAACTAAAGATTTGCAAGCGCAATTCATTAACGGAAACGCTGCTATTTTGAATGACCCACTTTTGATTGACGGATTCACAAATGCTGTGTTGATTGAAGATAGAGGTGGAGCTGTTAAAATTGATCGATTAAATAGAACAAGTGATCACATCGATACATCTGATGCATTGGTCAACGCACATACTGGAGCACAGTTCTATTTTGAAGATTTTAAAGGGGATGATTATAATCCGTTTAATGATTTGAGCCGTGATGAGAAGAAAGATTACTTTAAGAGGATGTTTGGATGATAGTAAAAATTATGAAAAGTATATCTAATTTTTTTGATAACTGGCTAGCGGCAATTCTATTTATTATAGGAATAGCGCTGATTGATATCGGTGCTTTTTATTTTAATGCAATTATTGGTTTTATCGTTTCAGGACTGCTGTTTATAGCCATGGCGATAATTCTCAATATGGAAAGGAGGGAATAAATGAATGGGTTTAATGACTTCGAGAAATCGACAACATAAAATCAGTGACACAACTTATCCCAGTACGCACGGATATGATCCAGTTATTTCACAAATAGCGGGTCTTCCTGTTGGATATATAAGTGGTGCAAACGCACTAAAAAACAGTGACATATTTAGTGTCATTAATCGAATAGCCAGTGATATTGCTAGTGCTAAATTTAAAACTGAAAACACGTACGTAAGCGAACGACTTAACCAACCTTCAAAGTTGATTGGTCGTTTTTCATTTTGGCAGGGTGTCATTATTCAATTGTTATTGAGTGGTAACGCTTATGTACCGTTGGATTTGGATTATTTAGAACAAATACCGCCATCTTCGATTATTAGTATTGATATTGACAATGCGAATCAAGGTGCAGTTTATACGTTGGCTGAATACAACAACCACCCTCAACGCAAATTAACGCAAGACCAGATACTTCACTTTAGGTTAATGCCTGACGCAACCTACCAATATCTTGTGGGGATGTCACCGTTGGAAAGTTTGACTAAAGAGTTGACTGTTTCAACAGCAAGTACAGACCAAAGTTTGAATTTGATTAAAAACCGTATCACGCCAACTTCTGTTTTACAGATTAGTAACGCTTTATTGGAACAGGGCGATGCTGATGCAGCACGTGATGCATTTGAAAAAGCTAATAACGGCTCAAACAATGGTCGATTGATGGTTTTGGATTCCAATTCTACGTTCAGTCAATTTGAGATGAAAGCTGATGTATTCAAAGCGTTAAACAATAACGCAGAGTATTCTGCTAATCAGATTAGTAAGGCGTTTGGTGTACCTGTCGACATGTTAGGGGGTGGTAATAGTACAGAAAGCCAGCACAGTAACAGCACACAAATCAAGAACTTGTACTACGAGAACTTAATCAGTTATGTAGCCCCAGAAATTGATGAAATTGCTTTGAAAATGAATGCAGCGGATCTAACCCTTGATATGCAATATATCGATGATTCAACTCGTATCGATAAGATAAACGATATGGTAAAAGTTGGAACAATGGGGCAAGCACAAGCTGAATTTATGCTTAAAAAGTATGGTGTGTTACCAAATGATTTGCCTGCTTACGTGGCACCTGTGCAGGAGAAAGGAGAAAGTGAATGAAGTTAGATATTAAAGGTATGATAACCAATGACGATGACGCAGGAATTTACCGTGATTGGTTAGGCATGACTGTTACATCGCCAACTGATATTTTAGGTAACTTACCTACTGATGGTTCTGATTTAGAAATTGGAATTAATTCAGGAGGCGGAGAGGTTGATGCTGCGAATGAAATTTACACAGCGTTACGCAACTATCCTGGTAAAGTTATCACGCAAATTGAAAGTTCAGCTTATAGTGCTGCATCGATTATTGCAATGGCTGGTGATACTATTCAAATTTCGCCAGTTGCTCAGCTAATGATACATAATGCATCAACATATGCAGGTGGTAACCACAACGACTTGGATAAAACATCCAATGCGCTAAAATCCACCGATAAGGCCATAGCTAAAGCGTATTCGGTTAAAACCGGTCGTCCAGTTGATGAGTTCCTTGCCTTGATGGATAAAGAGACGTGGATTAATGCTGACGATGCATTAGAACTTGGATTAGTTGATGAAGTAATGACTTTTGAAAAAGAGCCAGTCACTAATTCTGTTAATAATGTACTACCTCGCAAAATCATCAATCGTATCAAAGATTTGGTTGGTGAAAATCAAAAATTGAAAACTAACGCAACTGATAGTCAACCAAGTGAACACGACAAGCTCGTGCAAGCTAAGTTGGCTATTCTACGTAAATAAGGAGAAAAATATGACTAAAGAACAACTACAAGCGGCATTCCGTGACGCTAGCACCAAGGCATCTGATTTGAATGCTAAATTGAACAACATGGTTCAAGATGATTCTGCTTCAGTAGAAGATATTAAGAAGGCTCAAGATGACTTGACGGACGCTAAGACACGCCGTGATATTTTGAACTCTCAACTCAAGAGCTTTGAAGACGTCGAACCAGAGCCTAAAAAGCCTGGTAAAAAGACTAATATTTTGGACAATAAGGCCGCTGAACTTGCTGCAAAAAAGCAAGGCATTAATGATTTCATTCATTCTCGCGGTGCAAAGATTTCAGATGCAGTTGCTTCACAAGTTACTTCGTCAGAAGTTGGTGTATTGATTCCAGAAGAAATTATTTATGATCCATCTGCTGAAGTTGACTCCGTTGTTGACTTATCAACTTTGGTTAATAAGACACCAGTTACTACTCCAAGTGGTAAGTATCCTATTTTGCAACGTGCTACTGATCGTTTTAATTCTGTTGCTGAACTTGCTGAAAACCCAAAGCTTGCTGAACCTGCTTTTAAGGAAATATCTTGGGAGGTCGACACATATCGTGGTGCTATTCCACTTTCTGAAGAATCAATTGCTGACACACAAGTCGATTTGACAGCATTGGTTGGACAATCAATCGGTGAAAAGAAGGTTAACACTTACAACGCCTTGATTGCGCCAGTTTTGCAATCATTTACTGCTAAATCAACTACTAGTGATACATTGGCCGACCAATTAAAGCACATTTTGAATGTTGATTTAGATCCAGCTTATGCACGTGTTATTATTGCTAGCCAATCATTCTACAATGCCGTTGACACATTGAAAGATAAGAATGGACGTTACTTACTCCAAGAATCAACTGCATCACTAGCACAAACTTCTGGAAAGACGTTGTTAGGGGTGCCCGTTTATGTAATTGGTGATGAATTGTTTGGCAATGCTGGTGACCAAAAGGCATTTATTGGTGATATAAAGCGTGGGGTTCTATTCCCTGACCGTCAAGAAATTACTTTGGCTTGGGAAGATAGTAAGATTTATGGTCGTTACTTAGGTGCTGCTTTCCGATTTGGCGTTAAGCAAGCTGATGACAAAGCTGGTTACTTTATTACTAACACAGCTACCCCTGCATCTGGCAGTGGCGAATAAGGAGTAATTTATGGCAGATGAAACCAATTCACCTCGTGCGCCTTCAACAGGTGTCGCGATTGGTGATATGCAAGACTATTTAGCAATTGATGGTGATGATGATGTTCTTAAGAGTTTGATTGAATATGCTGAAGAAGATGCTCGAGGGTCGATAGACAGTACTATCGATATTGAAATATATCGCAAATTACCAATATTTAATCAAGCAGTTAGGACATTGGTTGATTTCAATTACTATAATCGTGGTGCTTTATCTGGTCAACAAATTGCTTATCCTAAGTCTTATCAGTACATGCTGAACAAAATCAGATGGAAGGTGGTCGGGACTAATGGTTAGCGGAAAATTAAAACCAAGTAATTTTATTGGAAAAGTTGAGTTTGGAACTGTTAAATCTGTTTTAAACAAAAACACAGGACAAAAAGTACCCAGTTTCGTAGTTTCTACTAACCAAATGCGATATGCACCACGTGGTCGCTCGATTACACAATCTGATTCTATTTTTGGTACAAGTATACAAGAAACTAAAATAATTGCTGTACGGCACAATGAGAGCCTTACAGAGAACTTGAAAGTTCGCTTTGTAAAAACTGGTAAGGTTCACGACATCAAATATATTTCATCTGATGAAAGTAATACACCGGTTTCGTTTGACTACATCACTATTACTAAAGAACCACTGGGGGCATTTGATGGAACTTGATGATGCTTTAGATCAATGGCTACGTGATGTGAACAAATTAGTTCCTAACGTTAAGCAGAGACAAAAGATTACGTTAGTTGGAGCGGAAGTCTACAAGACAAGGCTCCATGATATTACTAAAGCCAAACATTATGATGAAAATCATAAAGACACTAGTCAAGTAACTCATTTAGCTGATTCAATTGAAGTTTCTGGAACAAACATTGATTACATTCGTGACGGTACCTCGTTAGTTGGCTTTACCAAAAAAGGTATAAACCACGGTCGTATCGCAAGATTATTGAACGATGGCACGAAATTTATTCCAGGTGATCACTTTGTTGAAGACGCTAGGCGTAGTTCTCGACAAGCTGTGTTAGCGGCTCAATATGCTGAATATCAACGACTTTTGAAAGGTGGTAATTCATGATACTACCCATTTTTGAAGTTCAAGAACTCATAGAATCTATGGGTTTTGCTGATGTTGTTTTTGTAACAAGTATCGATGAAGAATATCTCGAAAATGTCACCTCGACAGTAGTTCTTGTGAGCGAAACGGTTAATGACTTGGACAAGAGAGCCAACAACCGTTTTAGAAACATGAATTATGGTGTTGAAGTACAGATATTTTACGGAATTAGCTTCACCAAGCCAATTCTCGATACGGAAATAGCATTAGCAAGGCTATTAGAACAAAACGATTGGCAAACAACCCAATCTAAATCACATACCAATGACCCGAAGACTAATCAAGTCACTAAGGTCTTTTATTTTGAAAAAAATTATATTTTGGAGGATTGATTCATGGCAACACAAGGTATTGTTACCTCATATTTCGGATTAATTGACAATGCAACAGGTCAATTAATAAAAGGCGCTGATGGTTTGAGCGACACAGGTATCTATGAAGCAGACGGCCATCAAGATGCCACTGCTGAAGGTGCTACTCAAATTCAAATTCAGAACTTGGGTACTGCACCAACCTTGCAATACTCAAACAATAAGGCCAAACGTTCAACTAAGGCTCGTTCATATCCAACAGCCGAATTTACAATGCTTGATCTAGGATTTGAAGCTAAGCAAAAGCTGCTTGGTAAAATCCAAACAACAAGCAAAGGCTTTGTTGATGGTGAAAAAGAAGCGCACGTAGCGGCGATCGCTGTGACACAAACATTGGATAAGCAACATGAAATATATTATGCCTTTGCTAACGGGACAATGATCGAAGGAAACAAGACGTTGGGTACAAACACTAACAACGAAACTGATTCAAACGACGTTATGACTTTAACGACAATGAATCCCGTTGTTGATACTCAATTCGGGGGTGAGCCATACCAAGTTGCATCTGATTTGGTAGATGGATTTACACTTGATGCGTTAATGGCAGAAACCTTCCCTGGCTATTCAAAACCAACTGATGGCACAACAGGTCAATAATTAGTATTTTTTAACTCGCTTTTGAAATAAACAGTACATGAAAATGGGCGGGTTACATTTTTAGTTACTCATAGTTACCTTTAAACCTTGTAATAATATATATATATATTTATATAGTATTTTATGTAACTTTGTAACTTTTTGCTTTTGGGACTATGTCTATCAAGGGATACAGGAGTTACATTTTTTTCGTAAAGTTACACAATTTTTGTAACTTTTTTGTACTTTCTCATTTTTTAATTTAAAAAAATGTAACTTTGTCACTAAAAAAATACGTCATTTTGTAACTAAATCTAGGGTAATTTTACCCGTACATATCAAAATAAAAGGAGCCAAAATCATGGCAGTTAATACAGAAAAAATTAAGTTGAATAAGTTCGGAATTCGTAAGACAGTGAATATTCGTGCCACTTTTGGTCTATTAGAGAAACTGGATGAATTGGATGTAACCTTGTTGGAATTACAAGACACAGAAGGTATGGATTATATCGATGTTCGTAAGAATGGTTTGAAGTCAGCACGTTTAAAGATGGCTTTTGTTCAGTCTGCATTTGAATTGAAAGATGAAGAAGTTGAAACAATTAAGAACAATGTCGATCCAGAACAGTTCGGTGAAGCATTTGAGTACGTTACTTTGCGCATGCGCGGTGTTACTGATGAGAACTACAATGTGTTAGTTGCTGAAGCTAAGCGTGAACAAGAAGAACTTGAAGCTGAGGATACAGACCCAAAAGAAGATTTGGTCGAATAAGAAGGCTAGTATTCGACAAGAAAAACCAACTGGAGGAATTGCGATACTTTAAAAAACAGCTTTTTAAAGAATACGGTATTTTACCAAGTGATTTAGATAATCAGGAATATTTTTCATTCATGAATATGCTTAACGCAAAAGAGCCTGATAAACGTGCTGGTGATCCATTAGCTATTGCTAAACAAATGGGGTTAAACATACCGGGGGAAGGAGAGTAAATGGTTGAACGAATTCAGGCGGAGATGGCCACGTCTATTGCTTTAGACACTTTAAAAGCGACTAATAGTTTACGTGGTTTGAACGATGCTGTTACTTCTGTTAAAAACGCTTGGAAAGCTCAAGAGGCAGCGGCTAAATCATCGGGCGACTACTTAAAAGCGTCACAAGAGCGATACAATGGTCTGAGCCGAGAAATGGAAGCTCAGAAAAACAAAATAACTGAATTGCAACAACGTCAAAAGGGATTAGACACCTCTACAAAAGAAGGTGCTGAGTCCTTTTTAAAATACGAAAGAAACATCCAACAGGCTAACCAAAAGTTAGCTAGTTTAGAGTCTCAACAACAACGTGCCAAATCATCAATGGAATATCAGACCAGTGGTTTAGCAAAGTTGCAACAAGAATATAAGCAAATGAATCAAGTTTCTGATTCGTATGTCAACCGTTTGAAAGCAGAGCATAATACTAGAGCAGCTAACATTACTAGCGCTAATAGCATGAAAGCCTCGCTATCAAACCTCTCCCAACAGTATGTCAAGCAATCAGAAGAGCTGAAAAGAATTGAACAAGCTAGTGGTTCAGCTAGTGATGCATACAAAAGGCAAGCTGTTCGAGTGAATGAAACAGCAACAAACGTTGCTAACATGAAAAATGAGTTGAAATTAACTCAAGCAGAAGTTAACCGCGCCAACCCTTATGGGTTAAGCAAGTACGCAAGCGGAGCCAACGGTGCTTACCGTGCTGCTGAAAAAATGGGGAATGGATTCCATGCTGCCGGCCAGAAAATCAAAGACATGGCATACAGTAGCAGCATTGCTATTGTTGGTATTGGTGCTGTTTCAATTAAGGGTGCTCAAGCTGCTACTAATCTTCAAGAATCTTATGTTAAGACATTAAATTTGGCTACAACCGGCGGTGAAAAAGCTGCTGAAGCTCAAAAGAATGTCAATCAGATGCAAAAAGATGGTGCAAAGTATTCTGTTCAGTATGGTAAGTCACAGCAAGCTATTGCTGAAGGATACCAAGAGTTAATTAAGCGTGGTTATACCTCAGCTGAAGCTCTTGGTGCGATGAAGTCTGAATTACAAGCGTCAGTTGCTTCAGGTGATGATTTTAATGATGTTTTGAGTGTTACTTCTCAGGTTGTTGATGCATACGGCATGCGTACCGATAACGCTGCTAAGATGACTAAAAACACCAAAGAAGTTGTTAACCAGTTAGCTTATGCCGCTGATATGACAGCTACCGACTTTCAATCTCTTGGTAAGGGGATGGAATATGTTGGCGATTCTGCTCATTCAGCGGGATTTAAGCTATCCGAAACATCTGCCGCCATGGGTATTCTTTCTAACCATGGTCTTGAAGCCGATAAAGCCGGTACTGGTTTACGTAAGGTTATTAACTCTATTACTGGTGCATTATCTGATCAAGATGCTGCACAAAAAGGTTCTGCTGCTTCAATTGATTCATTAAATGAAAAGATAGCAGACCACCAGAAAAAGATAGCGGACTATCAAGCAGCTGAAAAAGCTGGTACAAAGAGTTCTAAATCAGCTGCATCTGCCATTAAAACGCAGCAAGAAGCAATTGAAAAATTGAGCGGTAAGATACAGGCAATTAAGTCTGGCGGTACCGGCGATATGCTCAGTAAATTGGGTATTAGTCGTAGTCAATTAGTTGATTCAAATGGTAACTTGCGTGATATGACAACTATCATGGGCGTTATTAACGAAAAAACTAAGAACATGGGTGCTGCTCAAAAGAACTCAGTATTTAATAGTTTGTTCGGTACTACCGGTCAACAAGCTGGTATTATTTTAGCTCAAAACAATAAAGAATTAGATGAGTTAAATAAAAAAGTTGAAAATTCAGCGGATGGTCAAGGTTATGTGGCTAACTTAGCTAAGAAGAACATGACTACTGTTAAAGCTGAATTGCAACAATTTAGCCAAGCTGGACAGGCTGTTATGATCATGATTGGTAAACAAATGTTGCCAGTCATATCAGAAGCTGCAGTAAAAATGGCTAAAGCTTTTAATTCAAAAGAAGGCCAAGATGGATTAAAGAAAATAGCAGATGGCGTAGCTTGGGTCGGCGATAAGTTAGTTGGCTTAGTTGAATATATTGGCACACATACTGGCCAAATCAAAGCATTTGCAGAAGTGTTTGCGGGAATATGGGCTTTCAAAAAGATAAGTGACACAATAGGTTGGATCAAAACAGCCATTGGTACTTATAAGGAATTGAACGGTGTCTTAAAAACAACGGCAGCATTAAATACGGCTGCCAATGCTACTGGTTCAGTAGGTGGTAAAGCAGGTGCTGCAACCACGATGGTTGAAACAGCCGCAACTACAAGAGCAGCCGGAGCAGGAGGCGGATTGGCAACATTATCTACTGGAGCTAAAGTTGCTAGTGTTGCCAGTAAAGTTGTTTCAGGATTAGGCATAGCGCTAACTGCTGCTGATGTAGGTGGAAGTATCGCTACTGCAATCAGTTCTAAAAAGTCTAGTGATAAAATCAGCGCTGCATCTAAGGGAGCTGGTGCTGTTATAGGCGGTGGTATTGGAGCAATACTAGGAAGTGTTATCCCTGGTGCAGGTACACTAGCTGGAGGAGCGATCGGTTCTGCTATTGGCGATTCGTTAGGAAGTACTAAGACAGCTCAATCAATTACGAAAAAGCTTAATAAAGCATTAAAAAAGGCTTTTTCAGATAATAAGATAACTATCAAAGCACCGAAAGTTGATGCTAAGGATGCTTACTCGGATTTGAATAAAGCTTCTAAAAAATATTATTCTGAAAAGCAAAAGCAAGATTTACAAGATATTAAGCTATTAAAGAAAAACGGTTACCTTACTGAACAAGAATATCAAGATAGATTAAAAACTATCAAAGAAGAAGGTAAAAAGGCTAACAGTGTTGAAAAACTAAGCCAATCTGATAGAACAGCATTGACAAAGTATTATTCACAGCAACGTCAAAAGCTTGAAACTTCATATAATAAAGCTAAGCAAAAAGACAGCAATAAATGGGATAGCATAATTGCTAAAGATGCTGCTAAGTATGGAGAAAATTCTTTACAAGTTCAAAAGGACTATAAAAAGAAAGAGCAGGCGCTTGCCAAAGACGATCAGGCCAAGAAAAAGGCTGTTAATAAACTGACTGTCAAAAATGCAACTGAAACAACTGTTGAAGAAGCTAAACTGCATACAACTTTGACCGGGAAAATTAAGTTATCTAACAACGAGCAAGTAAAGTTGATGGATAAGTTGACCAAGGATAAAGGACGGTTAACTAATAAGCAGTTACAGGATATTACTTCTAAGTCACGAGAAGAATATAACAACGTCAAAAAGTATGCTGATAAAAAGCTAGATGCTGCGCAAAAAGCTGCTGATGAACAACTCAAAAAGGTTACTAAAGCCGCTGACAAACAACGTGATAACGTTGTTAATGCTGCTAAAAACCAATATAAAGATGCTAAAAAGGCAGCCGACAAGCAACGCGATGACACAATAAAAGCTTCCGAAAATCAATTCAAAGGGAATAGTCAATGGGCTAAAGACCAACGTAAAAATGTTAGAGATTCAGCTAACAAGCAACATGATGAAACGGTTAAAGCTGCAAAAGACCAAAGAGATAAAACGGTCGATGCAGCGAATAAGCAACATGACGATATTGTCGGTAAGGCAACAAGTCAGAGAAACAAAACATCCAATGCTGCAACGCAACAGCGAAATGAAGTTGTTGACAAAGCCGATAAGCAGAAAAATAGTGTCCTTGATGCTGCTGGGAAACAAGGAAATGGCGTAGTTAATAAGGCTGTTCTTCAAGCTAACGGTTCTATGGAAGCTGCTTCAAAGCAAGCCAAAGGAACGCACAGCATTTGGAAAGGATTAGGCGATTTCTTTAATGGCTTAGTCAAAGGATTTGGTATTAAAAGCGTTGATGTTAAAAGTGGCGGTGATTTTGGATATAAGCCTGCTACAATGCAAGCATTCGCCACTGGTTCTCGAGGTGTATCAGGTGGGAAAGCGCTTGTCGGTGAAGCTGGTATAGAAGCGAGGTATTCACCTTACTCGGGCAAAGTTGATTTTCTAGGCACCAATGGTGCTCAGGTTGTTAATCTTAATCCCGGTGACAAGATTTTGAATGCTAGTGATACAGCTAAGCTATTCCAAGGTGGTTTAGGTAAAACCTTACCAGGATACGCTAAAGGTACATCTTCAATTGAATCGTTTTTGTCTTCAATGACTAAAGGCGCTTCTGATATTTGGGATGATGTTTCCGATGCAACAAGTGAGGCAATTGAAAAGTTAACCAATCCCGTTAAAACATTAACTGATATGGCGTCTAAGATTTTTGATGTCAATAAACTAGAGGTCGGTGATACAGGTCACAATTCATCTAGTGGAATGGTTAAAACGAGTATCGAAGATGGTTTTGGTAAGATGCTATCAAAACTCAAGTCTGGATTTGAATCAAGTGGAAACGCAGGCGGAGGCAAAGGAGCACCAAGTGGTGCAGGCGTTACTAGATGGCGTTCACAGGTTGTAGATGCCTTAAAGGCTAACGGACTTTCAACAAGCTCTTCAATGGTCGATAAGGTGTTACGTCAAATTCAAACTGAATCAGGTGGTAACGAAAAGGCTGTACAGGGTAACATAGGTGACGTTAACAACGCATCCGGTGACTTAGCTAAGGGGTTAATGCAAGTCATTAGCGCTACATTTAATGCTTACAAGTTTCCAGGGCATAACAACCCGTTTAACGGTTATGACTCATTGCTAGCTGGTTTGAATTATGCTAAGCACACCTATGGTAATGATTTGTCATTCTTAGGACAAGGGCATGGCTATGCAAACGGCACGATTACCAATACGCCACATCTAGCTAATATAGCGGAAGGTGGAATGACAGAGGCTGTAATCCCTTGGGATTTGTCTAAAAAGTCTCGAGCAATGGAATTGTTGGGTGAAACCGTCACTCATTTTGCACAAAATACTAGTTCTAATACAAATATTGCTGAAAGTTCAGATAACAATCTATCAAATATGATTGAGGCTACTAATAAAACTTTAAATAGCGTTGTTGAGTTATTGGCGGGCATCTTAGGTCAAACTACAGAAGCTAACCAGTCAGTAGATGATATTGCTATGAATAAGTTTTCTAAAGCTGTGATTGCTAGAGCGGTTAGATCAGCTAATTAAACCAAAAACTCGCCATTAAATACACAATACTTCGGGGCGGGTTTTAGAAAGGAGTACATATGAGTATGTTCGTGCTAAATAACGCACGTGGTGAAAGTGTTGATTTAAATTCTGAAAATTTATTTGGTAACACACCAACAGGATTGGGAACGGTGTTTACAAACACTTACAGTCAAATTGAAAGTTATTTTAAAGCAACTAAAATAAATATTCAGCAAGGACAGATGCAATTAAATATATTGTTTGGGGATGTTGAAAGTCGAAGTTACCAAACCTTTAGTCAGTTCTCCACATTCTTATCTTTTCAGCCATTGACATTGCTGTATAAAACCGGTGTTGATACTTGGCATCGCGATGCAAGATTGACTAGTTTAACTAAGACAGAAATAGGCGGAACGACAGTATTACAAACCGATAAATTATTTGAGCAGTTTACAATAGAGTTCATTAACCCTTGGTATAACAACAAACAAGGTAGATATAAGACGTATAACATTGACACAGGTTTGAGCATTTATGGCTCAGGCTTTTTTAATGAACAAGGTGACTTTAATCAGAACTTGATACTACAATCATCAGGTGAAAATGCATCAGTTGATTCAAGACCTAATTTATCAGGTGTAACAAATAATAATATCAACTCAACTATTTCATATGACAATGATGCTATTACATTGAATTACACGGGTACAGGTTCTACAGAATGGTACTACGGACTAGCAGAAGCTTATGCTAATATGTCTGATTCAGTACTTAGCTTTGATAAGACATACACTATTTCAGTTGACGTACAAGGAACTGTACCAAGTGTGGCATTTAGAGTTAGTAATACATTTTCACCTACCACAAAAATTAATAACGACACGTGGACTAGAGCAGTTTATACGTTTAGTATCCCTAACCTAACAGGTACTACATTAAACAAGTTTTACATTCGATTAAATGCAATGGCAACAAGTAACACAGCAGGATTCGTTAAGGGTCAAACACTTAGATTCAGGCACTTTAAGTTAGAAGAGGGTAACACGGCAACAGCTTATACAAGTGCCCCAGAAGACGGTGTAACAGATGCAAACATGAAATATGGATTTGGATTCATGGGCGTTGCTTATGACGATGAAAACGGTAATAAGCCTTACGTTGATGAGGCACAAGTAGACATAACAAGTATTGAATAAAGGAGGTGATAATTTGGCATACCAACCAACGGAATGGGAACACGGCGACATAATCACAGGTGGAAAATTAAATAAGATTGAAGAAGAGCTAACACATGTCTCAGATAATGCTATTTATGGATTTGGTGGCGCTCAATTATCAAGTGATGGCTTAACCCCTTTTAGTTATATCAATGCTGGTGACCCTATGCCTGCTAACCCACAAAAAGGTGATACAGTATTCCTTAAAGATGGTAATGACTTCCTAATTTACTCCTACAATGGTGAAGATTGGGTACTTAAGATTGACCCAGACCTAAGTAACCGTATTGAAGAGACTATCAAGACAGCTTCTGATAACACAGATAAGGCTATTGCTGATAATAACACCCAGATTAATGAAACAATTAACCAGGTGGCTAAAGAACAAGCTGATTTAGCTGTTAAAGATGGTGATTTCAACAATAAAGCACAAGCTATGGCTGATAAAGCCTTACAAGATGCTAAGAATAACACAGCTACAGTAGCTAAAAGTACTTTAGACACAGCTAACCAGAATATAGCAGATGCTAAGAAGTCAGTAACAGACGACATAGCTCAGGAAGCATCAGATAGAGCATCAGCAGTAAGCGCTCTAGACACAAAAGCACAGGGTTATGCAGATACAGCTAAGAAAAATGCTATAGACGTAGCTACTAGTGCGGACGGTGTTATTAATAAGAAAATTGATGACACAGCTTCTAGCATTACAAGCACAGTTAGCCAAAACAAAAAGGATGCAGAGGGTAAAATAACTACAGCCCAATCAACTGCTACACAGGCTCTAAATGGTTTAAGTAGCAAGGTTGATACATCCACATATAATGCTAAAACAGGGCAATTAACCACTGATGTTACTAATGTTACTCAAACAGCTAATAAAGCTCAAACAGATATAGCATCAATCAAGCAAACAGATACCACACAAGATGCCCGTATGACAACTATTGAAGCTGATGCAAACGGTACTAAAACTACTGTAAGTAACTTGCAAAACACGCAAAACACCCAATCAGGTTCAATTAGTACACTGCAACAACGTGCTGATGGGTTTGATGCAACTGTTAACAAGGTTGATAACCTAGCAATAGGTGCAAGGAACTACTTCATTAACTCATCTGGTACATCATTAGATGGGTGGTCTCAAACAGACGGATGGACTATAGCAGCAGGTACAAACAGGGGTACTGTATTCACAATAAAACCAGCCAGTGCATGGACTGGCGGTAATCATAACGCTATATACCAAACTGGAATAAATATACCATCTGGAACTCAAGTTACAGTAAGCTTTTGGGCTAAGGCTAGTGTTAATGGAGCAAAATTTCATTCAGAGCCTAACGGAAGTTATGCCTCATATAACCCAACTCTAAGTACATCGTGGACTAGATATAGTTATACATTTAAATTAACATCAGCAACTATCTATTTTATGGGCGTTGATGCAGGAACAATCTATTACCTAGATGATGTAAAAATAGAGACAGGGAATATTGCTACTGATTGGACACCAGCACCAGAAGATGTAGACAGTGCAACCGCTAAAGCTCAATTAACAGCGGATCAAGCAACAACTGCACTAAGTAATTATAAGACTGATGCAGATGGGCGTATAACTAAGGCACAATCTGATATTACACAGACAGCAAAAGATGTAACTACTAAGGTTAGCCAAACAGACTATAACGCTAAAACAGGTGACTTAAGTACATCAGTATCTAAGGCACAACAAACGGCTGATAGCGCTGTAACAACCATAGGAAACTATAAGACTAGCAATGATAATCGTGTTAAAGCTACAGAAACATCTATAGCACAAAACACTAAAGATATTACTTTGAGAGCAACTAGCACTGATTTAGATTCAGCTAAAACTGATTATAATGCTCAAATTGCACAGGTTAAGGTAAACGCTGATTCAATCACTAGTCAAGTGTCTAGCATTCAAACTAAGATAAATTCTATGGGTCAAGTCAATCAGTTGGCTAACACAGAGTTTAACCCAGATTATTCAAGTTGGTATGACCGTGGTTTACATGGTAAGGCTATAAAAGCTTCCTTAGGAACACCTAGAAATGGTTCAAATGTTATTGCTAAAGTAGATGGTTCGCCTACAAGGTTACAATCAGAGCCAATAGCTGTTACACCTGGAATGAAAGTATCTTATTCTGTTAACAAACTAACATCTACAGGGCTATGGTCTTACCTAAATGCTTCTGATGCAGACGGTAATATTATTAATATACCAGGTGGAACTAAAAATGAAATATCAGCAACGGCACTGGCGGGTACTACTTTTCTAAAGGTTGAAAACATAACCATACCAGATGGTGTTTATTACATATCGTTAGGATTCCTGGTGAATGGTACTGTAGCTAATGGTGATTTGTTTCAACAGCCTATGCTAGTCTTTGGTTCTACAGTAGGTGACTATGTGCCAGGGGCATATAACAGCAATGACAAGGTAGCTGTACAGCAAGTAACGATAGATGGAATAACGGACACAGTATCTAAACAAGGTACTAACATTGATTCAGTCACTAAGAGAGTAACCACAGCAGAGGGTACACTTTCAACAGCAACTAACAATATTAGTGGTTTACAGAGTTCTGTTACTCAAACTTCTAACCAAATTAAGACAGAAATAACTGATAGGACTAAGGGTGATGCAAACACTTTGCAAAGCTCAAAAGACTTTACACAAAGCTCTATCACGAGTGCAGTTAATGGAGTGAATTCAACCATATCTCAAACAGCTAGTGGTATCTTGGCACAGGTTGACACTATGAATATGGTTACTAACTCGGAGTTCGATCCAACCAATGTCGGTTGGTATGTAATGTCCAATGCAGTTGGTTCAGGTCTAGGTAGCGCTTGGAATGCTCCTATCACAAGCGGGTTCGCCGATTGGCCAGTCGTTGGTGGTTCAAGACTGATACGTTACGACGTAGGCACTTGGTATACTTCTGAATTGAGAACATCTAGTGCTGGCATGGTGTATAGTGCTTCGATTATAGCTGGTCGTTCAGCCGCTCCGGCTCAAAGTACGGCATTAGATTTCAGAATTGGATTCTGGGATTCTGGGAAAAAGTTATTAGGAACTGTAAGCGCTGGAAACATTATCGATGGTGCCGCTTATAAAGGAATAGCCAAATATTCAATCGAGAACAAGACGGCGCCGACAGGTACCGCTTACGTATCGGTTATTATCGCTCACTCTGGAGCAGCAAGCGATATTATAGGAAGACCTATGTTGAGTTCTGGAGCGACTGCCGTTCCTTACACGCCGACAACGGCAACAACCTCATCTTCAACGATATTGTCTTTGTTCAAAGATAATTGGAGCATTGGTATTTCGGACAACATTGGTAAAATTACCAGTGGAATTGTTGGAAATGCATCCCAAATGAGCCTTATTAGCAAGAATGTGACGATTGATAGTCCTAATACCCAGATTAAGGGTACAGCATGGATTAACTCAGCAATGATTGCTAACGGTGCTATAGGTAGCGTACAGATTGGTGATGCAACAATTACCAGCGCTAAAATAGCTACCCTAGACGTGGCTAAGTTAACTGGTAATGTTTCTAATTTCATCCAGTCAAACTGGAATGGGTTATATCAGTCAGTGAAGATTAGCCCAATAGGCATGACTATTAGTACATCACAAGGTAGTACAGCTCAATTTAATCAAGATGGATTAGTGTTAGATGGTGCTTTAGGTACTACAAACGTCCTAAACGGGCAGATTGAATTGATTAGCTCATCAAATGAGTATCTAGGTACATTCCAACATGAAACAATGCCAGAGCATGACAACGTAGACTATCTAATGATTAAACTAGCTGGATGGCATACATCTAAGCCAGGAGATTCAGACTATGACTTAAACTCAGACAGTTCTAACACCATTAGAGGTGGTGATGGTATTGGGTTCGGTGTAACTAACAGTGTAGGTACTTATGATATGAAAATGTCATGGGATTCTAGCCTAGTAGCAGGATATAAGGGACGTAAAGCAGGGTGGCATGTTGAAGACATCATGACGTGGCACCAACCAACTTACTTTGAGGGTGGTTTTGACGTAGCACAACAATTTAGTTCTACAGATAGAAGAGCGTTGCATATCCAAGGTGCAACATTATCAAACGGGCATAAATGGTTTGGCTTCTTTGATACACCATCAAAAGCGGGCTTTGGGACAGATGATACCAATGACGTTCTATTTTACATGAAGGGTAAGAGTTACAGTCTCTATACCATGCTAAGCAAATTAAATATGCTATAAGAAAGGCAAATAAATGCAACCAAGACAAGAAGACGTAATTAACAGCTTATTGCAACAATTGACTAATTTAACTTATGTAAACGCACAGTTACAGTCAGTTGTTGCGCAATATCAAGCAAAAGAACAAGTACAGTCAGAACAAGTAGAAGAGGAAAATAAATAATGACAATTAATAAGAGTGTATCAATCAACGCAACATCACAAACAACAGATGGCCAAGCAATTGCTTACTTTAGCGCTAATGTTTCAGATTCAGGAACATCAAGTAACATGACGATTCAAGATCAAACTTTGTATGAAGCTAATAAGTCACAAGTGCGCAAAGATAAGACTGATTTTGATAATGCTGTTTATGAGGTTGAAGATGCTCAAACATCTGCAACAACAGCAGGATAATACAATACCCCTTTGGGGTGTACATATTTGATATGGATAGGAGGTTTAAATGGCTACTAAATATGGATTTGTTTACATTGAAAGCAATGTAACAGGGCGTGAAAAAGCGATCACGTTAGACAACAACAGTGAATATTATGGCGTTCAGGCAGGTAGCCCATCCTTGGTAACTATCACAGGTAGATGTAACGTCTACCCAGAATGGCAGATTATCCAGGATGGCGCAGTCATAGGCAAGGCTAAATTTAGCTTATATCTAGCTGATAACCAGAGGTTAATCGTTAGTTCTTATCCAGAAGACCAGTACGCAAGAGTGTATAACACAGATGGCACGTTCAGTGATGTTAGTCAATTAGCAGACTTTTCAGTTAACAACTATCTAAGAGTGCCAGAAGGTACATCAACTTTATTAGCTTATTTAGATGAAAATGCACAGCTAGATGTGACATTCAAAGAAGAGAGGTTGATAGTATGAGCTTGGCACTTGATATTGCAGTATTTGATAGTGCTAAATTAGTTATAAAAGGTACCTATAAATTATTCAGCTATGATATTCAGATGGATGCCTTAAGTAATGTTACCAGCTCATTCACGATTGATAAGAACACTAACATTATGACAGGTGATTATGTAGCTGTTAGACCAAACAATGGCACAACCTTAATGTATTACGGGCAGATTATAACAGTAGATGTAGATGATTCTAGTAACCTTATGACCCTAAGTGCTAATTATATTTGGAATCTACTTAACGGTGACATTATTGTGGGTAGCAAGAGTGGTAATAGCTATGAAGCTCATATATTAAAGCTAATAAACAACTATATTAACTCTAATATAGGCACTAACTTACTCAATAAGGGGCTTACTAACTCGACTAACACAGCCTTTCAAGTAACCTCATCAGATGGAATTAGTACAAGCAATTTTATAGACTACTTAATACGTGGATTCAAACTACATAACACAGTGTTTGAAGTTACAGGAGTAGGGCAAGGAATATCTAATGGTATTCCTTTTTATTATCCAAAAATTGACTTTCATCAGGTAAAAGACACTTGGAATTTTAAAAATGATGTCTATGATTTCAATAATTGGGTAATTAGTGATTCAAGAAACCTACGAAATTATAATAACGAGCTTTGGATCGTAGACCAGGCGTCGACAGACATGGAAAGCCCTACGGTGTTAGCACGCTATTGGCTCACTAAAGATGGCTCTATAAGTAAGAGCCTTACAGACAGCGTGGCTAAGCCTACACAGGTACAGATATATTTATTTGATAAAACAGCGACTGATAACCCTACTTACGACTCAATAGCACAAAGTAATTTATCAGCAAACACTTACTCTCATAGTATTCAATTTAGTGCACAACTAGGAAACAACTTCCTACCCCTAGAAAAAGTAAAGCTAGGGCTACAATCAAATATTTATTACGATAATACACAATATAAGTCAGTTCTTACAGCTTACAGTATCGACAGTAGTTCAGAAGTAGTTAATCTTACCTTTGGTAATCTACGCTTTGGACGAAATGACTTGTTTAGCACCACAAATTAGGAGGAATAGTAATGGCCATAACAATGTATACCAGTGATCGTGCTTTTGTCACACCGCGCGAAGTGGCATCAGCACAATCAGCTTTAGGTGGTGATACTTCAGGAGTATTAAAAAGAGGTAAGGAATTAAAAATAACAGTCAATGGACTAACAGCAACCGTTGATACAGGGCAAGTAATCGTTCTGGGGCGCTTAGTAGAGGTTACAAGTCCTACACAAATCACACTACCAGCCAACTCAAACGGTAATCTTTGCATCGTTGTTGACCTATCAAAGGCTAACACGGTACAAGGACAAGCAGGGCAACCAAACTATTACCCAACAATTAATCAAGTATATCCTAGTGCTGTAACAGGTGATTTAGTACAAGAAGACCTTAACAATGGTGGCTTTATTTATGAATTACCATTAGCTACATTCAGTACTACTGCTACATCAGGAACAGTTACACAACATAACCCAATGTTGAATGACAGCGGATGGCTAAACCTTGATATTGCTAGTACTGGATCAAAATTGTGGTCTGATAATGGTGCCCCTTGTTACGCTCAATATCGTGTAAGGGACAATGTTATGTTCCTTAGATGGCGTGGAGTAGACGTATCTAAGGCAAACAATGGTAATCAAATAGGGCGCGTTCCATGGAGCCTACGCCCAGACGTAGAAATTGCATCAGCTTCTAGTGATATTGGTGCTACTTCAATCTACCCTGTTATCAGTTACGTGAATGACACAACTACATTATGGGTAAGGGTTGTAGATAATCATTGTGGTAATTTGGTTGGTTCTATGAGCTATCCATTGCCAGTAGGTCGTTAAAGAAAGGAGGTGAATAAATGCAAATGCCACATGATTTGTTGAGTTGGCTAAGTGTGGGGTCTATTCTTCTGGGTGGTTTGTGGTGGGTATTGAAGAATACCATTGTGAACTCAATTAATGGATTGAGAACAGATATAGCTGGCTTGAAAGATGAGCTAAAAATATCTAACAGTATCACGGACAACCATGAGATACGACTCACTAAATTGGAAACGTGGAAACACGATAAATGGGAGGTTTGAAAATTGAATAAATTAAAACGATGGGTAGTCGCTTCATTCGGAGCGGTTGCCTTTTTTGGTGCAATGATCACAGGTGTGTCAGCCAATACTAATGGTATTGATGTTGCCAGTTATCAAGGTGACACAACAAGCTATTTTAGCTCATTCAAGCAAGCAGGTGATAACTTCACCATGGTTAAGTTAGGTGGACGCGGTGGCGGTGAGGGTGCTCATTATAGTAACCCGAAAGCCTATGCACAAATCCATAACGCTGATGCAGTTGGTATGCAAACAGGTGGATATTTCTGGGGTCAGTTTGGTGATTCAGTCAGTGATGCACAGTATTCAGCACAACTAGCTGTACAAGATGCACAGAATGCTGGATTAGCTAAGGGTAGTTACATTGCTCTGGATTATGAAGCAGGTGCTGGTGTCAACAAGGCTAATAACACTACGGCTATTTTGACATTCATGGATGCCATTTATAGCGCTGGTTACAAGCCAATGTTGTACTCTGGCGCTTACTACATGAAAGCAAATATTGATTTATCACGTGTTAATGTACGCTATCCAAATGCTTTGTGGGTAGCCTCTTATCCAACTACATCACATCAAGCAACACCAAATATGAACTATTTTCCAAGTATGTCCAATGTGAAGATTTGGCAATACGCTGATAATCACTACGGAGTTGACGGCAACGTCATGGTGGTTGGTTCATTGGATAACAACAAGCCAGCTGAGCAAGTTGCTTCTAAGCCAAGTCAATCAACTAACACGCCAAGTACACCAGCTAAGACTCAATACGCTACATTTAGTGGTGTATATGTTGCTGACTATTGGACACGATACAACAACAAAATGTATGGTGTGAACTTTGATATGAGCATCAAGCCTATTGATTACAATAACTATATTCCTATTTCAGCTATGACATTGACTGATAAATACGGTAACAAGTTAGGTAACCAGTATATTCAAGGCAATAACGGGCGTATGGAATACTTCACTTTGAACGGCAAGTACAAAGTGATTAGTCAAACAGCAACAACTATCAATGTTGAAATCGGTGGTGAACCCGTTAGCATGATGAAGGCGTTTGCCACAATCAAATAAGGAGAACACATGGATACGAATACAATTACTAAATTAATTACAGCGATCGCTATTGCAGCTATTCCAATTATTGGTGCATATGTCAGCAAGGTGATTTTAGGAAACAAACAGGTTGTTAACCTGATTCAAGTGTTATCTCCGTTAGCAAAAGATGCCGTAGTGGCTATGCAGAAGTTAGGTGTCACGGAGTTTTTGGAAGGTGAAGTTAAGAAGTCTGGCGCGGTTAAAATTGTTACTAAAGCACTAACTGCTCTAGGATTTTCTGATGCAGATGAAACATTAATCAAGAATGCAGTTGAAAAAGAATATGCCCTATTGATTAATGAGTTAGATCAAACTTATCCACAAATTACAGAGGAACAAGTTAAGGCACAAGAACAAGCTGAACAACAGCAAAGCGAATTAGCTAAGGCTGATAAACTAGCAAAAGCACAACAAGCATTAGCTGATGCACAAGCGAAGGTTAATTCCTTACAAAATTAA